GCGCCAGCTCCTGGATCGGATGGCGAAGTCAGGCACCCCCGTCTTCCCGACTGTGGTGATCAAGGGCTGAGGGGGTAGGGCATGGCCAGTGGAACGATCGAGAAGATCCTACGCCTGAAGGACGAAGCAAGCCGTCCCCTGTTGAAGATGGCAATAGCCGCAGAGAAGGCGGCCAGCGGGGTCGAAGACCTAGATGGCGCAGTGGCAGAGATAGAGAAGGCTCTATCCAAGCTCGACACCGAGGCCGATGGCGCTGCCGATGCCCTCGATGATGTGGCCGACGCAACCCATAAGATGGGCAAGGAAACCAAGAAGGCAAAGGACCACAGTGCGGCCCTGGCTGGCTTCATGGGCGGTATGGGTGCCGCTGCCATGAACAAAGCGATCGAGGGAGCCACGGCCCTTGCCCGCGCCTACGTGGGGATCGGTGTGTCATCTGTTCAAGTCGGCGCACAGATGGAGAGCTTCGAGACGCAGTTAACCGTCCTCATGGGATCCGCTGGTACTGCCCGGAAGCGCCTGGATGAACTGTTTAAGATCGGCACAACCACACCGTTCGAACTGTCCAGCCTGGTCGAAGCGGAGGTCAACCTTCGGGCTCTTGGCGTGAATGCGGAAAAGAATATGCCGCTCATCATGGACTTCGCGGGGGCCATGAATGTGGACCTGGCAAGCGCCGCTGTGGAGGTCGGGCGGGCCATGATGTTCGGCGCGGGCGCTGTGGAGACCATCAGCGGTCGGGCGCTCAGGGCTCAGGTAGAACTGCGCACGGGTCAGGATGCTCTGAAGATGAGCACCGCTCAATTCCGCGCGGCCCTGGTGGATACACTCACGGATCCGCAGGGCATCTTCGCTGGTGGTACTCAGAAGCTGGCGGCGACCTTTAAAGGGTATGCTCTCGAATCTATCTGATGCCTGGTTCAAGTTTCAGAAGGAGATTGCAGACGCTGGACTGTTTACATTCGCCAAGGCAACCCTCCAGATCATTCTCCAGCGCATAGATGACAGCAAGCAATCTACCAAGGAGTGGGCCGAACTGACATCAACCACCCTGGTCTCCTCCTTTGAGGGGATCGTGGTGGCTCTGGGATTCGTCGGCCAGCAGATGGCAGCACTTCGGATCCTGACCCTCGTGGTGGAGAACGCCTGGCATGCGATCGTCCTTCTCATCGCTGAGCTGCAAGGGATCCTTGTATCTGTCCTGAACACTACCAGCGAGTGGATGGTGGTGCTGACTGGTTCGGATCCTGCTCTATTGCGGGAGGGTGCGGAGAAGCTGGAGGAGATAGAGGCCCGCGTTGCGGTCCTGACAGACACGATCCTGACTAACCGGGAGCAGATGCTAACCCTGGGTGAAGCATACGTAGGACTAGGAAAGGCTGGCGAGGTATTCGATGAGATCCGCGCCCGGGCCGAGAAGCTCGATGGACTCCGGGCGAAGGTGTCCGTAGATGTAGACCTCGACATCGACAAGGACACGCAGGCAGCGATGGCGGCGCTAGGGATACCGATCCCCGGGATAGTCTCTGCCCCATCGGGCGCGAAGGCCCGCCCATCTGGCGGCGGCGGCGGCGGCGCTTCCAAGGCGCAGGGAGTCTTCGAGGGACTACGCCGACAGATGGAGGGGCTGATCCCGAAGAAAGCCCTCAGCGATGTGGAGAAGATGTCGCAGCTTCTGGNGGATATGCGGGAGACCATGGCGACCACGCGCAAGTCATCCCGCCGTGACTGGGCCGGACTGATCAAAGAAGGAGAGACCGCCCTGCGGGAGCTTCGAAAGAAGGAGATGTCAGATATCCGGGAGGGTATGCGGGAGAGCCTGGAAGGCATGGGTGCCGACATAGAGCGCGCATCGGCACAGCTTGAGGAGCTTGGGCCCACGCTGCTCAAGACCATGGACGATGCCAGGAAGGCACAGCGGGAGAAAGTAGCCGGTGCCATCACCGCAGGGATCCAGGGTATCCAGGATCCCACGTCCCTGCTTGCCATGGCTGGCCCTGGTGGTGCCGCTGCGGGTGCTGGTCTGGGCTTGCTCCAGACAGACCCGAAGGAGATCGAGGCGAAGCTGGGTGGGCTGGTGGATGCCGCCAAGAATGCCGGCCCCACCCTCCGTGTGATCCTGCGGGATCTGATACCTGCCTTCATCGCTGAATTCCCGGCTGCCCTGGTGACTGGCCTAATCGATGCCCTCCCGGACATCGTGGAGGCGTTCATTATCAAGCTGCCGATCGCACTGGCCGAGGCACTGATCAAGGCCCTCAAGGCTCTGTGGGATTCATTCGTTCAGTTCATCCTGCGGATCATCCCTGGGAAGCAGAAGGGAGAGAAGGGCAAAGAGGCTGGCGTATTCCGTCGCGCGGGCGCGTCGATCGGGGATCTGTTCCGAACCAAGGAAGGCAAGGCAGAGGCCAGAGAGCGGCGCGGGTTCGCCACTGGGACCGCATGGGTGGACCGCACTGGCCTGGCCATGGTTCACCAGGGAGAAGCCATCCTGCCCGCATCAGGCACCATCTCGCAGTCCGTCAGGGGCAGAGCAGGAGGAGGAGGCCAGGTGATCAACGTGAACGTGAACGGGATCATGGACTCGAATGTGATCGACCAGCTTGGGCGTCAGCTCAACCGCCACTTTGGCACGATGGGCCGATCCACCCTGCCGATCTTCGGGGGTGGCTGATGGGCAATCCCACGCTGTACTACTACCCCACCACCAGCCTCACAGCGGGAACGGTGGGCCTCTTGGAAAAGGTGGACTTCGGTGAGCCCCTATCGGACCTCCAGATCACGCCGATCCGGCGGGTGTCCGATTCGGTGAGCCTGAGCGGCAGAGCCTCCCGTACCTCCTGGCAGTCTGGGATCAGCGTGCGGATCGTCCTGGAGCGGTTCACAGATGACGAGCTTGCACGGCACCTGTACTCCTTCTCAAGCCATGCGGAGAGGGGCAAGCACTTCGGGTTCGCTGTGGACTCTGCGAAGGCGGTGGCGGTGGTCCCACGGGGCACAGGCTGGACCAGGGGCAGCACATCGATCCTTGGGGGTGGCAACATCTTCCGCAAGTGGGAGTCATCGGCGGATCTGGCGGCTGATGACATCGTACACATCAGCGACCCGGCACCGAAGAACAACCGGGAAGAGCACAAGCTGGATGCGTTCACGCTGACCACATCGACCAGCAACATCACCCTGGATAGCGCCCTTCGGTATGACCACGCCTATCCGGCGGCCTTCCGCCACCGGGACTTTTTCCCCGTGCTGTACGTGCCCGAGGCTGAGCTGAGCAGACCCATGTTGACGCACGACCACCGGATCTCGTGGACGTGGGAATGCCAGGCAATTCTAATGCCCTGGTGGGCTGCCACTCTGGCCGAGCAGGCGGGTAGCTTTGCGGCTACCACGGCAGACAGTGACGAGGCCACGGACATCGACAGCCTTATGCGGACTGGAACCACAGCAGCGATCATGCCAGACAGCAAGGACATCGGCGGCACATACGAACGGATCGATCCACGGGTGTCGGATATGTTCACCCCCACCTGGTGGCGTGGCTGATGCCATGGGCTCCAGACTGGAAGGCGGCGCTATCAGACGCACAGCTTGAACCGATCCTGCTGGCCGATGTGGGGACGTTCGCCTGGTCTGATTCGGACGTGTGGGCCGTGACCCCCCTGGGCTGGACCTTCGGATCTCAGTCGTGGGTGCCTGGCCTCGCGGCTGGGCTACTGAACCAGACGCACGAGATCGTTGACGTTCGGACCAGTGGGCAGTCCGTGAAGATCCGCGACTGGACCACGACCACCGGATCGTTCTCCTTCGCTCTGACCAGCACGAAGCCCGGTACGGCTGATCTCCCCTTCTCCCCTGCCGTCCGGGGGATGCATGTGCAGATGCGAATGGGCTTCGCTGGCGGTTATTCGTCCCTGGGCTTCGAGGTCATCGCCCGAGGCATGATCGACAAGATATCCAGGAACGGCGACACCTGGTGGATCCACTGTAGAGACGCACTCGATGTGCTCAGGACAAAGCGCGTCAGCCCGGACGATCCGGACTTCACCCCGGTCCAGTTCTTCGAGAGCGTGGGGAAGAGCACAGAGATCACGTCGGGCCACGCCTGGGCCAGTGGAGGAGGGAACGATCTGTATGTGGACGATCTCAGCATCTTTGAGAAGTCCGCCCGATCGGGGGCCGTGGGCGTTGCCAAGGTGGAAGGCGGCGGCGGGCGGGATGCCTGGTGGTTCGTTTACTCTGGCAAGAGTGCGGCCAGTGGAGCGGGGACCCTGACCGCTTCGGGTTCCTCTGACTGGTTCGGGAACCTGGTGGGAGGCGGGACGTACCCAGCGGGAACCGTGGTCACGCATTATGGGGTGGTCGCTGGCAAGCCCTGGAACGTCTATGCGCGCCTGATGCGGAGCACGGGGGCTGAGTCCTCCTCTGGATTCGATACCCTCCCCAGTGAGTGGGGATGCGGGCTCCCGCTGTGGATGATCGATACGGACGATATCCTGGCCATGGGCTCGCACCCTTCCATGTACGATCGCAGCACAGGATCGGACATCACGCCGAAGTGGACGCCGTTCTTCCTGACCGCTGTGGATGACATGCTTCGGGTAGTCACCGAGGGGCTCGCACAGTTGAACATGTGGCCGGTAGTCCTGGAGGACCAGCTATCGATCCGGCTGGCCTATGATTACCGCTACTTTGACCCGTTGATCGTGGACTGGATCGATGATGACTGGATCGTGTCGATCGATTCCTTCGAGCTGTTCCACCCGGACGCGGCTGTGCAGTTCCTGCGGGTGGGCGGCGCGTACACTCACACGGGCGACCTCTACTCGCTCCGGGGTGATGACCCCGACTCCCGGCCCTGGCTGGAGAAGTACGAGAAGACGATCGGGGCCAACGGGAGAACCGTAGGCGGCACCGCAGGAACACCAGACACAAAGACCTGCTGGGAGGCTGGCGTAGCTACAGGCGCGCATGCAGACTCCAGGACACAGAGCGTGAACGCCCACACCTGGTACACGAAGATCCCCGAAGCTCTGACCATCACAACGCGAACCTTGCGTTATGCCCCACTCGTGCCCGGTGATCTGGTCAGCGTGACCAGCCGCCATATCCTAGGGCGGGATGGCTTGTACGATGAGGAGACCCTGATGGTTACGAGCGTCACCCCTGACTGGCTACGGGGCCAGGTTACTCTCGATCTCGCACGGCTACCCCGCCGCAATTCTTAAAGGAGCCCACCATGGCCGAAACACTAGACGGATCCGCATACCCGCAGATCACACGCTTTACCCTTGGCAGCTCTGATGTCGCCACCCAGGTAGTGATCCCACCATCAGCCAGCAAGGCTACTGTCCGGTTCGAGGGCGCAGATGGAAAGCTCAGCATGGTTGGCACCGATGGCGGCGCTATCAATGCGGCTTACATCATCTGTGCTGGTGACACCACCAACGAATTCAGCCTGCTTGATGGGCTGGGCGTGTCCAAAGGCGTCACGTCCTTTTTCGTGGCTGCCGCCACTGGCTCCACTCTCTGCTCAATAATGATCGAGGGATAGACACATGAAAAGCTCAGTCCCCCCCACCTCAGCATCCCCCACATTTACCACCGTTACAGCTTCCGATCTGGAAGTGGACAGCGGCACCCTATCGGTTGACGAATCAAATAACCGCGTCGGTGTCGGTACGACGAGTCCAGGTGTACAGCTTGAGGTCCAAGACACCACAACCAGTAGTGCTAATACCGGCGGGGCGTTGCGTCTTTCCGCTAATGATGGCGCAGTTATGGGAGATAGTCATCGGCTTGGTGTCATTGAGTTCACTGGCGCTGAAGATGCCAGCAACACTCAGACGGTCGGCGCAAGAATCGAAGCCCTGACTGATGCTTCGTGGACCAATGTTGAGAATGGGGCGGCTCTGTATTTCTACACCACAGACGGCGACGCCTCACAAACGAATGTCCTGAAGCTGGACAGCAACAAGAAGGCGACGTTTACTGGGGCGGTTCAACTGAGCAGCACCACGACTGCGCTAACGCTTCAGAACACAACATCCGAGAACACCGACGGCGGGTGCGAGTCCAAGATTATCTTTGAGGACCACGCGGACGCGGCACTAGGTCAGATCGAGGTTAGCCACGCGGGCGCATCGGATGACACGAAGGGCAAGATGGTGCTCTCTACCCACACCGGATCGGGCCTGGTGGCGGCACTAACGATCGATGAGTCACAGGTGGTCACGTCTAGTGGACCCATCGCCGTGGCCGAGGGTGCATCATTCGACATCGCGACGCCCCTGCTACCGACCACTGACCACACTGCAACGGGCCTCACAGCTCAGATGCTGGCGGGTGGCCCCATCGGTGCATTCGAGACCGTGTGTATCCACACCACCACGGGCGAGGTCGTGATCTCCGATGCGGACGCTATCGCAACCATGCCTGTGATCGGTATCGCCCCGGCTGCCATCTCAGACACCAACACCGGGACGATCCTGCTTCAAGGCTTCATCCGGGACGATACCTGGAACTGGACCCTGGGCGGCATCCTGTACGCAGACAACACCACCGCTGGCGGGATGACACAGACCGCGCCGAGCGGTACCGGTGACTTTGTCCAGGCTGTGGGCGT